TTCTCACGCCTAGTGTAACTAGTATCGCTGAATCTTATGATTGGACATCAAAACTTTATCCTGAGAGAATAAGAGAAATTTCTCTAGAAGGCGAAGAAGGCAAAGAAACAGATAAATCTGTTGCCCAAGGTTTCCTCGGTGATATAACAAGTTCTGTATACAACATGGTTACAGATTACACTTTGTCATGGTCTATTGATGACACAACAAATGACATGTATGATTTAAGTCCAGAAAGGGCTGAAAAATTTTATGAAACTCTTTCAGTTTCTGGAGCTAGTCTCGATGACTTTATGGACTCAAAGCAAGCTCAGGTATTTTTTGTTAAAAATTTTATAGCAAAAAATGCTAATGATTATGAATCTAAAAAACATGTTTTCAAGGGATATGCTTTGCGTTATTTTATTTCAAAAAGGAAAACATTAGAGAGCAAATATCCACTCATTTCAGATAAATTTTCATTTTCTGCGATGCGTGATGAATTCTGCCCTCCGTCTATAAACAAGATTATCTCGTCTATAGGTAATGTGCAATCCATAATCGAGCAAGATTACCCGTGGGTTAATATCAAAAACGCATTACTTTTAGGCGGAACCATTATTGGAGGTTACTTATTTTTTAAGTTACTTATTCCGAAAATGGAATCTGCATTAAGTTACCTACTTGGTTTAACAGGAACCACGGTGGCAGTAGCGGAAGCTCATTCACCAAACCCTAAGTTTTACAAGGAGAGTATGGCAAAAGAAAAGCGTTCTAATACAGTAAACACCAACTTAGCTAAGATGGTGCGCGCTCCTCAGCACTTTTTCTCAGGAGATCACGTAAATAGTGATTGGGATCAAGTAGTGGACTCTTGGGCTCAAGGTTTCACCGAAGAGGAAGTAAAACAGATTACTGCGGCGGCGGATGGAGCACATGCTAGAATAAGGAAAATTGCCAACAATCTTAAAGTTGTAAAAGTAAATTTTACAAATGGAAAAGTATTGGTTTCAAGATGCTTGTTTGTGAATAATCAAAATTTTCTCATGCCAGCTCATACCTGGATAGCATATGGAGATGTGCAATATATTACAATAGGTGATACATACAACAATCCCTCAGCCTTTTTGGCATCGATAAATCGTTGTGATTTTAAAATCAACGATATGCGATCAACTGGCTCAGATGTTATAGTTGTTTCTCTAAAACGAGCAGCAGGTTTTCCCTCGGGTTGCAAAGATATTGTTTCATACTTTCCAAAAGAAAGTGAAGCACAAACTCTTTTGAAGAAGCATGGTACTAAAGCCATGGTTTCAAATCAAGGAAAAGATGTAATGCTGACAACTCGTTCCGAAGAAGATACATATATAACTTCGAAGGTGTGGAAAAACACTTGTGAGTTAGAAGATGGTAAAGTCGTAGTTGTACCAATAAGAAATTCTTATATGGTACAAGGAGGCGGAGGAATAGCAGGAGACTGCATGAGTCCTTGGATTCATGTGGGTGATACTGGTACTTCAGCGTGTATTTTTGGAGTTCATTTGGGTAGAATAGGAAACGATTCGATTACTTGTTGTATAACACAAGAAGATCTACAGTCTCGTGCAACTGCTCAATGTTACACTTTTGGACCTGATGATCCAATTACAACAGATTGCATAGTCAAACATGATTATGGTGTCAAAGGTACAATGTATTGTGGAAACTTGAAAAAGAAATACGCAATGCCGGAAAAATCCAAAATTGGATGGTCTCCCATAACATGTGTTCTACATAAGGGAGAACTTTTACCCCCTTTGTTCCCATTTAGTTCAGCACCTGCTAAACTAAGTATGACATTAGGAGATACTGAATCGCCTCTGCAAAGAAGCAATGTCAAAATAGGAAGGGTGATAAAACCTCCTCTGCATTGTGATATTCAGGAAGTCTTTGATTCCCCCATATTGAGAGATGAAATGACTCTTGGTTTTGACCATATACTCATTGGTCAGAAGCGGAAAACAATCAGAAACCTGACTTGGCATGAAAACCTTTTCGGTGAGCCTGGTTTAATAGATGCATTGGAACAAAATACATCTGTGGGACATCCTTATCGTTATTTCAGAGTAACTAGAAAAGATTTGTTTAGCGTGGAAGAGAAAACATTCGAACCGCGTTTACAAAAAGATTATCTTGATTATAAAGAAAGAATGAGTACAGGACGAGGAGAAAAAGCCGTTGTAATAGACTGTCTGAAGGATGAAAAATTGCCGTTAAAAGACAACAAGTTTGAG